GCTGTAAAAGTAAAGCTGCCTGTAAAAAGGCAGGTAAATGTCTTAAAAAGAAATGATTCAACCTAAATCAAAAGGCTCTTGCGGCGGTAAAAAAGGCGGCAAGGGAGGCTACAAAAAGTAATGGCTAAGAACGTCAGCCTAAAGATCGGCAAGCATAAGTCCCGTACCGGAGGGCTGACGAAAGCTGGCCGTGAAAAATACAACCGTGAAACCGGCTCTAATCTCAAGGCTCCCCAGCCTGGTGGCGGTAAACGTAAAAAATCTTTTTGTGCTCGTATGGGTGGGGTAAAAGGTCCGATGAAGGATTCCAAAGGTAGACCTACTCGTAAAGCACTTGCTCTTCGTAAATGGAAATGCTAAATGGCTAAACCTGGACTCTACGCAAACATCCACGCCAAGCGTAAGCGCATTGCTGCTGGCAGTGGAGAAAAGATGAGAAAGCCTGGCGCACCTGGTGCACCGACGGCCAAAAACTTTAAGCGTGCTGCTAAGACAGCGAAGAAAAAGTAATTAATTGCGGTGGGTGGGAGGTTCAGTAATTAATTAATCCCGCTATGTCTGCAACTGTTATGCGGCAGAGGTCTTCCACCTGGGAGGACTTCTGTTCGTGGGTGACGTCCACTAACAACCGTCTATACGTTGGCTGGTTTGGTGTCCTAATGATTCCAACACTACTAGCCGCAACCATATGTTTTATTACGGCGTTCGTAGCAGCGCCACCTGTAGATATCGATGGAATCAGAGAACCAGTATCAGGCTCGTTGTTGTATGGCAACAACATTATTTCGGGAGCCGTCGTTCCGAGCAGCAATGCCATCGGACTACACTTCTACCCAATTTGGGAAGCTAGTTCACTTGATGAATGGCTCTATAACGGAGGGCCATATCAGCTCGTCGTTTTCCACTTCCTCATTGGTGTCTTTTCTTACTTGGGACGAGAGTGGGAACTTAGTTATCGACTAGGAATGAGGCCTTGGATCTTTGTCGCATACTCAGCACCTGTTGCAGCGGCAACCGCTGTATTTCTTATCTATCCCTTTGGGCAGGGGTCTTTCTCGGATGGTATGCCTTTGGGTATATCTGGAACCTTCAACTACATGTTGGTTTTCCAAGCCGAACATAACATTCTCATGCACCCGTTTCACATGTTTGGGGTCGTTGGAGTATTCGGTGGGGCGCTATTCAGTGCGATGCACGGTTCCTTGGTTACTTCCTCTCTCATACGGGAGACTACTGAAGAGGTATCTCAGAACTATGGCTACAAGTTCGGTCAAGAAGAAGAGACCTACAATATCGTAGCTGCACATGGATACTTTGGTCGCTTGATCTTTCAATATGCATCTTTTAATAACTCTAGATCGCTTCATTTTTTCCTAGCTTCATGGCCGGTCTTGGGAATCTGGTTTGCCGCGCTCGGCGTCAGCACCATGGCTTTTAACCTCAACGGATTCAACTTCAATCAATCCATTGTTGAGAATCAAGGTCATGTTATAGACACGTGGGCTGACATCCTTAACCGTGCTGGTCTCGGCATGGAAGTAATGCATGAACGAAATGCCCATAACTTTCCTTTGGACCTTGCTACACACAAGGCACCTGTAATCGGCTAAGAAACGTACGTTCATCCCAATGGGACGCATGTCGCCTGATCATGGAACGGGGGTCAGGTACTTCATTGTTAATCATGCCTACAGTCGAACTTCGTCAACGGGTCCGTGAACAGCAAGCTGCTCGTCGTGAGCAGAATCTGAAGTATCGCGGCGTTTCTTATATCAAAAAAACAATCAATGTAGATGGCATTCAGATCCGGGTTGGAGGAGAAGGTTGCTGATCTTCTCGTAGACCTAGGTGTCAAGTATGAATACGAAAGCACCAAGATCCCATATGTAATCCATCATTCCTATACGCCAGACTTCGTTCTTCCAAACGGGGTCTGGTTGGAATGTAAAGGATATTGGGATGTAGCTGATCGTCGTAAGGTAAAAGCTGTTAAAGAACAGAATCCTGAGATTGATTTGCGTATGGTCTTTCAAGCTCCATATAACACTATCACTAAAAAATCAAAGACAACGTACGCCAAGTACTGCGAAAAGCTTGGCATTCCTTGGTCCTCATGGGCTAACATTCCACTCGATTGGCTCACATGACAAGCGAGTTTGTAAGACACGTACCATGTGAAGAATGTGGTTCATCTGATGGCAACAGCTTGTACACAGATGGCCACACCTTTTGTTTTGTTTGTCACACTTGGAAAAGTGGAGACAACAATGTTCACAATCACACACCTACCACCTATGTACACCGAATGGATCCAAGAGGATTTCCCAGACGACTGTCTAAACGAGGAATCAGTGAACGAATATGTGAAGAATACGGAATCCATGCCGATGGAGAACTCCTATGCTTCCATTATCGAGACAGTACTGGAAGACTTATTGGAATAAAGACAAAGACAAAAGATAAGCAGTTTAGATATGAAGGGGAGACAGACGGCTGTTTCTTTGGCCAACACTTATTCCGTAAAGCAGGCAAACAAGTTGTTATTACGGAAGGTGAGCTTGATGCTGCTACGTGCAGGGAGGCATTACCCACATGGGAGATGGTCTCACTACCGTCCGGTGCGGCCGCGGCCAAAAAATCAATCCAAAAAAATTTGGAGTGGTTACAGAACTGGAAAGAGATCGTACTGTTCTTCGATAATGACGATGCAGGCCGTAAGGCAACGCAGGAAGCGGCAAGCGTACTACCACCTGGCAAGGTCAAGATCGCTGACCTCAAAGGCTATAAGGACGCTTCAGACGCCGCTCAGGACGGCAACTTGCAGGCGGTTAGAGAGGCTATTTGGAATGCTGAGTCATACCGACCTGACGGGATTGTCGATGGTAAGTCTCTACTTTCACTTGTAATAGAACCACAACAACCTTGCGCTTATGATTATCCATTCAGCGGATTACAGGCAAAGCTACACGGAATCCGATACGGAGAACTTGTCACAGTTACTGCGGGAAGCGGTATTGGCAAGTCCTCATTCTGCCGGGACATTGCAACTCGTTTACTTCAAAAAGGAGCACGAGTTGGTTACTTGGCTTTGGAGGAATCGAATCGAAGGACTGCCATTGGATTGATGTCAGCAGCCTGTGGTAAAGCATTCCACTTAGGCACACATACACATGAAGAACTATCGGCTGCATTCGATCAGACGCTGGCTAATTGGAATCTCTTTCTGTTTGATGGCTTTGGGAGTTATGACCCTGATGTTATTTATAACAGGATTGAGTATCTGGCATCTGGCCTCGACTGCAAAATTATCTTCCTTGATCATCTTTCCATCCTGCTTAGTGGTTTGGATGGCGATGAAAGACGGATGATAGATACAACAATGACACGCTTACGTTCACTTGTAGAACGTACAGGAATCTCGCTGTTCCTTGTGTCCCACCTACGAAGACCACAAGGAGACAAAGGCCACGAAGATGGAGCAACAGTATCACTTGGACAACTGCGAGGTAGTCATTCAATTGCACAAATATCTGACGCAGTTATTGGACTCGAACGAAATCAGCAGAGCGGATCTGAACACGCTGATACAACTGTGCGAATCATCAAGAATCGCTATTCAGGGGAAACTGGCGTCGCGGGAACGTTGATTTACGACAAAGACACTTGCAGATTTAATGAGCAACAACAATTCGATCCTAAAGCAGATTTTTAAAGCTGAACAAGAGGCTTACTTGAAGAAGCCAAACCCTCCTACTGAAGAGATGGTAAGGAGAGCACAATTTAAAGACAAAACCTACATTTGGAAACATGCTGGTGTTCGACTTGGAGACGGACGGTCTCCTCAATGATGTTACCTGCATTCACTGTTTGGTCATCTACGATTCTGAGGCTGACGAAACTTATGTCTACAACGACAAGGGTTCTGAAGAACCGATTGTCCGTGGCGTCCAACTACTAGAAGATGCTGAGGTTATATGTGGTCACAATGTGATCTCATATGACATACCAGTAATCGAAAAAATTTATCCTTGGTTTATACCTACTGCGATAGTTATTGACACGTTGCTGTTGTCACGTTTGTATCACGCAGACATGATGGCAGTTGACCAAAAGAGAAACATTCCACGTATGCCACCACAGTTATACGGCAGACATTCTCTTGAGTCATATGGCTACAGGTTAGGTGAATACAAAGGGTGCTTTGGTAAGACCACAGATTGGAAAGAGTGGTCACAAGAAATGCAGGACTACTGCATACAAGATGTAAACGTTACTAAAAAACTATGCGAGCACTTCCACCCTTACCTGAGTGGGTCGCACTAGAGCACAAGGTAGCAACCATACTTGCTAAACAAGAACAACATGGCTGGTATTTCGATGAGCGGTCTGCATGGCAACTTGCATCGACTCTCCAACAAGAACTTCAAGATATTGAAGAAGTACTTCGGAAACAACACCCTTACGTCGCAGGAAATGAATTCACTCCAAAGCGAAATAACTCGACTAGCGGCTACATCGAAGGAGCGTCCTTCACGCGACTCAAAGAACTAAACCCAACATCAAGGGATCACATCTCATGGATATTGCAGACGCATTATGGTTGGAAGCCAACACAGAAGACACGTACTGGGAAGCCTATCGTAGACGAAGTTATTCTGACCGAGATTGGATCAGAGATTTCTATGATGTTTGCGAGATGTTTGACGGTAACGAAAATGCTTGGGATGCTGTCGAACGGCGTGAACGCATGGCTGAAGCTGAGTACGAATAACAGAATTTATCACCACTGCTCTATCGCTACAGCTACACATCGTTGTGCTCATCGTAAACCGAACCTTGCACAAGTTCCTAGTGATGCTGAGTTTAGAAAGCTATTCACAGCCACACCTGGACAGGTGATGGTTGGTGCCGACCTAAGTGGTATCGAGCTTAGAATGCTGGCGCATTATTTGTCTCGTTACGACTCACACTTTGCAGATACACTTCTGAACGGAGACATACACCAATCTAATGCGGACAAGGTGGGTGTGACAAGACGGCAGATCAAGACAATTACCTACGCTTGGTGCTATGGAGCAGGTGATGAAAAGATCGGCCACAGTTATGACCCACAGTTGTCATCTGCTAAGGCAAAAAAGAAAGGTAAAGAGATCCGTCAAGCTTTTGTTGATGCCATCCCTGGCATGTCAGATCTTCTACAAGCAATTGATGTAGCTGCTAAGCGCGGGTCAGTGCGGTCTATTGATGGTCGTGTGATCACTCTAGACAGTCCACACAAAGCATTGAACTTTCTTTTGCAGTCATCTGCGGGTGTTATTAGCCGCAGGTGGATTGCTATCACCCACGATAATTTAAATGATTTACAAATTTGTGCTTCTCAGCTCGCTTATATTCATGACGAGCTGCAGTTTGAATCCTCTCCAGAACATTCAGAACAGCTCGCAAGAGTCCTTGAACTCAGTGCAGCAGAAGCTGGAGAATACTATTCCCTCCGTGTCCCCATCGCAGCTGAATCCAAAGTCGGCGCTAACTGGTCGGAGGTTCATTGAATGAAGTTATTGGTAGACGCAGACTTTATTGTCTATAAGTCTTGCGCTGCCGCTGAAACAGAAATTGATTGGGGTGACGATGTCATCCTTGTGACAAGTAAGTTTAGCGATGCGTACAACAATGTTCTAAAAGAACTACATAAAATCAGAGATCAATTCCTTTGGGATTCACCAGAACTGATCTTGTTCTTTAGTGACTCAAAGAATTTTAGAAAGAAAATTTTTCCTGCTTACAAAGGTCATCGAAATCGTAAGAAGCCCTGTGGGTATCGAAGAGTCATCGAAGAACTTAAAAAAGAATACAACGTCATCAGGATGCCAGAACTGGAAGCAGATGATGCTATGGGTATTTATGCGACAGCTAATCCTGGCAACATCATTGTTAGTCCTGACAAAGACATGCGCCAGATTCCTGGTCGTGTCTACAACCTAGACGAAACGATTCACGTCACACCAGAGGAAGGTGCTAGGTGGCATCTAATCCAGACATTAGCAGGTGATCAAACAGATGGTTACAGCGGTGTACCTGGCATTGGTGTGAAACGTGCAGTGGCTTTGTTTGAATCAGATGGTTACAGCTGGGAGACAGTTGTCAAAACTTTTGCAAGCAAGGAACTCGATGAGGATGCTGCATTGATGAACGCACGTCTTGCACGAATCCTTACATGTAATGACTATGACATCACAAACAAACAAGTCATACCTTGGACCCCCACCCCCGGTTACAGAGCTGACGGTGGAGCAGGAGTTCAAGATGAGACGGCTGACGGATCTGCTGCCGAAAGCTGACAAGAAAGATATTGTTACTGTCTACTTAGCTTTGCAAAAACAAAACTTTGTTCTTGCTAATACCGTAAGCAACCTTATTAAACAATGGCCAAATCACCCACACACTACACACGAGGAGACATAGAGGTCTGGGATTTTATCCGAGACCAAGGTCTCAACTATTTCAGAGGCAATGCTATTAAATATATTTGCAGAGCCGGTTTCAAAAGTACTAACACAGAGATCGAAGACCTTCAGAAAGCTATCCATTATCTTGAGAATGAACTACAACATGCATTGTCGCAGTCAGAGTCTGCAAGAACAAGCACAACAATTCCGAACTGCTTATGGGATGAAGAATGGGATTGGGATGCGGACTATGCAACGGGATTTGATCGATGAAGAATTCAAGGAATTCATCTATGCATGTGAGAATGAGGGTTACGAACAAGAGCTAAAAGAACTAGCTGACCTTGTTTATGTCTGCTTTCAATATTCAGAGAACATGGAATGGGATCTAGAAGAAGCTTTGTTCCGTGTCCATAAATCCAACATGTCCAAGCTTGGTTTGGACGGTAAACCTATCCGTCGTGCTGACGGAAAGATCCTCAAGGGTCCTAATTACGAACCACCCCACTTGAAAGATATTGTCGATGGCTGAATTGATTAGTCGCACTGGTCGTGTACAGAGTTGGATTGACGATCCAACAGGACGGCTGCCTGTTAGCTGCACCGTCTTTGTTGTTGAAAACGAAATGGAGGGACCAAATGGAATCGAAGCGTCTTGGAGATTTGCGTCTCACGCTTTACGAAACGGCGCAGGAGTTGCTATCCATCTATCGAGACTCGACCCCAAAGGATACGAGAGAGCGTCTGGCGTCGTTGCGAGTGGTCCTGTTTCATTTGGACGAATCTACTCGGCTCTTAACGAAACTCTCCGCAGAGGTGGGAAGTACAAGAACGGAGCAATAGTCCTTCACCTAGATGCAAACCATGCTGACTTGGTTGAGTTCATTAACACACCACGTCATGTACTTCCTTGGGTTAAGCGTTGTGTAGATGTATGTGATGACTGGTGGAACGAGCTGACACCAAGAGTCAAAGAGAATGTACTCCTTGCTATGAAGCGTGGTGACGTATGGCTCAACAAAGTTAAGTATGACAAAGATGGAAATCGGATCTACGGAAACGTCTGCCTGGAAGTTTACCTGCCCTCACGCGGAACATGTTTGCTTGAACACATCAATCTTGCTGCCTGTGAGTTCGACACAATCCCGCGAGCTTTCGTTGAGGGTATGCAGGAATTGTGCTCCCTCCACAGTCGCACT